GCCCCTTAAGGGCAAGACTAGAAAGAGAGTTGTTAGAAGTGCTTCCGATTGGGAGAAATACTATTCATCAAACGAATGGATTAAATCCGAAGTAAAAGAGGGTAGAGCTGGTGATTTTGAAAGAGAAATCATTCAGTTTTGCTTTTCAAAGAAATCCTTATCATATTACGAAATTAAATGGCAGTTTCATTACGATGTACTTGCCAATGACCAAGCAATAAACGAAAACCTTATGGGAAAATTCTTCCGTAGGGATATTATAAACTAAAGTTATGACAATACCTGAAATTGCAAAGAAGTACGGAATCTCCGAAGCTTATTTAAACGCAAAAGATGATGCACTACAAATAGCAGCTGCATCTTTGATAGACCTTAAAGGAATGTTGGAAGCAAACCAACCAAAAGCACCAATTGCAGCAAAAATGCAGTTTTTAGCTGATTTCCTTTACGATGTAAAGAATTCCAACCATTAATTTGGTTATATCCCAAATTTTTCGTATATTTGTGATATAATATCTAATTAATGCTATCTGGGAAGAACAAACTAACGGTCATTAACATTTTGGACACCGCATTGGGTGTAGGTTCATCTCTTAAGGGAAATGAACAGGCACACCATTGTCCATTTTGTAATCACCACAAAAAGAAACTTCAAGTAAATTTAGATACACAAAGATGGCATTGTTGGGTGTGTGATTCTAAGGGTAGAAGTATCCAATCACTCCTTCGCAAACTCAATGTGGATATAAGAGACCTTAATAGATTGAAAGATATCTATGGTGAGGATGATTATACCTTAGTTGAAAAGGATGAGTATGTAGCTAAGTTACAACTACCATCAGAATTCAAACAATTGCACTTCAAACCAAAAGGATTCAACCCTGAATACAATCAAGCAATTAATTACTTAAAAGAAAGAGGCATTACACAAGCTGATATCGTTAAATACAATATTGGGTATTGTTCGGAAGGATTATACTTTGGTAGAGTTATTGTTCCATCCTACGATGAGAATGGTGATTTGAATTATTTCGTAGCTCGTTCATATTACAAAGAAGAACGAATGAAGTATAAGAATCCGCCCGTTAATAGAGATGTAATTGTGTTTGATAATCAAATCAATTGGAACGAACCTATTACTTTGTGTGAGGGTGTATTCGATTCATTTTCAATTAAAAGAAATTGTATTCCTTTGCTTGGAAAGTTCTTATTGAATAAATTAAAGAATAAGATTATAGAGAAAGGAGTTAAAGAAGTAACTATTATGTTAGATTCAGATGCTATTGCAGATTCAACTAAACATACTGATTACTTTTTAAAGAACGGAATTAAAGTTCGTAACATTATACCAACTGATAAGGATGCTGGTGAAATGGGATTTAAAAAAGTAAACGAACTCCTAAAGGGAGCAAAACAAACTGGATGGGATGACTTAGTTCTATCCAAACTAAATAATATATGAGGTTAAAGAGAATTTATCACATTGCGGATATACACATTCGTAATATCAAAAGACACAAAGAGTTTAGACAAGTATTTTACTCAATGTTTGAGGAAATACAAAAAAGAGGAACGGAAGATTCCATTATCTACTTAGCTGGTGATATCGCTCATGCTAAATTAGAAATGAGTCCTGAATTGGTAAGTGAGATTAGCTGGTTATTTACGGAATGTAACAAACTATGTCCTACAATTGTAATCGCTGGTAATCACGATTGTAATATGAATAATTCGGACAGAATGGATGTACTTACTCCAATCGTTGATGCATTGAAGTTACCAAACCTAACTTATTTAAAAGATACGCAAGTTTACGGAATCGGAGATGTTGATTTTGCAGTATTCAGTATATTTGATAACAAAGATAATTGGCCTAAAGCTAATACATTATTCGGAAATAAAAAGATTGCACTATTTCACGGACCTGTTGATAACTCTACAACCGATGTAGGGTATGTGGTTAGTAGTAGACACTTCACAACTGATATATTTGATGGATATGATTTAGCCCTGTTGGGAGATATTCATAAAAGACAAGAGATGATATCACCAAGCGGATGTAAGGTGGTATATGCTGGTTCTTTGGTACAACAAAACTTCGGTGAGACATTAGACAAGCACGGATTCTTAGTTTGGGATTTAGATACAATGACCTATGAGGAAGTTGATATCCAAAACGATTACGGATACTACACTTTGGATGTTGATGGTGGTATTGTACCGGATGTAACTGATATGCCGTTGTATCCTCGTTTAAGAGTGAGGGTAACTAATACGGATACCGCAGATACTAAGAGAATGATGGCTGATATTACGGCAAAGTATGGTGTGGAGGATTTTACAATCATTAGAACGGATACATTCAATAAGAAGAAAACCAACGATAGAGAAGCAAGGCTTGAAGTAGATAGTGTGGCTGATATAAACCATCAAAACTCTTTAATAGGTGAGTATATTGAACGTATGATGCCATTTGTGACAAAGGAGGACTTAGCTGGAATAGAGAAAATAAATCGTGATATTAATAGTAGAATACAACCATCAGAACTACAAAGAAACATAAGCTGGAAACCAATTAAGTTTGATTTCAGTAATATGTTCTCATACGGAGAGAGGAATGTAATCAACTTCGATAAGATAAACGGATTGATGGGATTATTCGCACCAAATGCACAAGGTAAATCCAGTCTATTTGATGCAATCTCATTTTGTTTATTTGATAAGTGTAGTAGGGCTTACAAAGCATCTGCTATTATGAACAATCGTAAATCAGATTTCCATTGCCAATTAGAATTCTCCGTAGATGGAGTTATCTATGGTATTCGTAGAGAGGGAAGAACAATCAATAAGGGAAAGAACGTAAAGGTAGATGTGGACTTTTGGAGAGAAGGAGATAGCGGTAGAGAATCACTTAACGGAACGGAGAGAAGGGATACCAACCAAGTTATTGAAACCTATGTAGGAAGATATGAGGATTTCATTATGACGGCACTTTCCTTACAAGCTAACAATGCACTATTCATTGATAAATCACAATCCGAAAGGAAAGACTTGATGGCTCAGTTTATGGGCTTGGATATATTTGATAAGCTGTATGATACTGCTACAAACGATATCAAAGATGTGAATGCACTTATCAGAAATTTCAGAAAGACCGACTTCACTTCGGAATTAGCCCAAAAAGAAAACGACTTGAATTCAAAGAGAGAGGAATATGATAGTTTGGATGCAGAGAAGTTAGAATTAGAAACTCGTAAAGCTGATTTAGAAGAACAAATTGTAAATCTATCTCAACAAATCATTCCAATTCAAGGTAATTTAGATATCGATGAACTAAATCGTAAAGTTAAAAAGATTGATGGTGAATTAACTACTTGGGGAGATACTAAATTCGATAAGATACAAAAACATACTGAAGCTAAGGAATTGGTTAGGGAAGCTAAAGAAATGGTTGATTCTAAAGTTACCATAAATGGAATTGGTATAGAAGTTGTATATTCAAATTACCAACGGGAACAAAAAGCTTTAATTGAAGCAGAAAAAACTTATTCAATAGTAAAGTCACAATTAGATTCCGCCAAAGAAAAGATTAATCATTTGGATAAGCATGAATATGACCCAAATTGTAAGTTTTGTTGCGATAATGAATTTGTTAAAGATGCAATGAGAGCAAAAGAAGCATTGCCTGAATTAGAAGGGTTTGTTAAAAATGCAACTATACAATGTACAGGTATTCAACAAACTTTAGATTCTTGGGAAGGTGTAGAAGAACAATTCAAACAATGGAAAGAATATACCGATGAATACAAAAGATTAATTAATGTTACAGAACGATTGGAAGGTGATATCAGAACTGCAGATTCTAAAATTGAATTATTACAAACTCAAAATGAAAATGTAAACGCAGATATCAAACGATATAATGATAATGTAGAAACCATTACAAAGAATCAGGCATTAGATATTCAAATCCAAAATGTTCGTAGATTAAAGCAAGGAGTTGAAAAACAAATATCCGATGTTAATAAACTTATGTTGAAATTAATGTCAGAGGTAGGTGCAACAAAAACCTATATTGATAATATGGTAGCTAAGATGGAAGAAGTAAAAGAATTGGAAAGTAAAAACCAATTATATACGTTCTACTTAGATGCAGTTAAGAAAGATGGCGTACCATATGAGCTAATATCCAAAGCACTTCCAGCAATTGAAAACGAAGTGAATAACATATTAGGACAAGTAGTTGATTTCTCAATATCAATGGACACCGATGGAAAGAACATTAACGCTAAAATCGTTTACGAAGACCAGGAGTGGGCTTTGGAGATGTGTAGTGGTATGGAGAAGTTCATATCGGGATTAGCGATTAGAGTGGCTCTAATTAACATATGCAACCTACCTAGACCTAACTTCTTAGTAATTGATGAAGGGTTTGGAACATTGGATGCGGATAACCTATCATCGCTCTTTATGATGATGCAGTATCTTAAAACTCAATTCGATTTTATTTGGGTAATTTCTCACTTAGAACAAATGAGAGATATCGTAGATGGACTTATTGAAATTAAAAAAATAGATGGTTTTAGTAAGATTAACTTTTAACCACTGGTAATACATTTTTAGGTGTGGTCTTGTTCAAAGACTGCACCTTTTCTTTTATAAGGGTTTCTACCAATCCATTTATCTTATACCCTTTCTCTTTACAAAATTCCTTTAATGCTTGATGTATTTGAGCATCTATTTGTATCATTGCGTACTTCTTCATAACGTTTCTTTAGATTTCTTTAGTTTTCTAATATAAATATTAAAGTAATTATTTTTTACGAATATTTATTTAATATAATAGAATAACTAAATGGCAGTAATAAAAAAATTTGCAGAAAATCTAACAACTCCGCTTACCAATTACGGAACATTTTTAAATGATACAAATCCAAATTCGGATTATTTTAGAATAACTGAATTTAAAGATACATTTACTGGTGGTAAGAACGGATTTCTTATAGAAGGTTCTCAGTATTTAAAAGAATCTACTGAACTTAAAGTTGAAATATTAGATGTAGAGGGCAATCCAGTATATTGGGAACCTGGTAATGGTATCCCAGAATATTATGAGGGGTTATCTAAAGTTGTTGCTGCATATATCTATGAAGATACGCCAATTGGATTGGGTAAAATTACTATATTAGGTGAGGCAAAAACATATATAGATGCAAATGGTAACACACAAGATGTACCGGATGAATGGAAAGGAATTTATAATTTAAAATGGGAAAGAACATTTCAAATCAATAGATTATTAAGTAACGAAGATAAAGTTAGATTTTATCGTAGACCTGAAGTATCTATAAATGAAATAGTAAAACCAATATTTAATAATATTGTAACTGAAAAAATTCAAAAAGGTATTGCGGATGGAACTGCACAATCTCCTAGAGAGGGTGAAACATTAACTAATTATACATTACCAACTTCATATCTACTAACAACAACAGATGATACTTTTTGGACTGGTTCTGTTATTGGTACTAATATTCAATTTACCGATTTAGGAGTTACTTTATTGGCTGATAACTTAGTAAATGATAGAAATTTAACAATATCTACCCCATATACTGTAAACGGAATTGTTACTGATTTTATAGGGCAGGGATATACTGCATCATTTAATTATACCGAAGGTGTTGATAATTTAAAAACAGCATTGACTGGTTCTTTTGCAAAAATAACTATATCAGATTTAACAACATTTGTTGGTGATGTTGCTAGAGTAAAAGTATTTAGAAAATCTCAATCCGATTTAGCAGATTTTCAGTTCATTCAAGAAATACAATTAGAATCAAATGAATTATTGGTTGATTTAGAATCAACAACAAAGAATCAGGAATTTTATGGATTATTTGATAATAGAAATTTTAAAAATTATTGGGTAACATCTTCAAATAATT